TACTCCTTGCTATCAATTAGATTTCTTACCTTAGCACCAAACCTAGCTGATAGTTCTGCGTTGTGTGACACTTGCATTAATTTCATTTTGGGATACTTACCAATCATCCATGCAGGAAAGTAGATAGAAGCAAATTCAGATTTTGTATGTCTAGGAGGCATGTTTACAATGAGCCTTCCTTTTTTATCTTTTGCTATTTCAGTAAACTCTTTTGCAATAATCTGGTGGTGCCCCCATTTGTCAGGATCTTTATCAGTTCTACAAATAAATTCAGGCCAAACATTTTTCACAAAATATAAGAAATTGTCCTGACATAGTTTAATATGTTGAATCCAGGTTCTTTCGAGCCTCAAACGTAGGTCATCTGTAGATAATAAATCAGTAGACTTAGACATAAATCAATTCTCATTGGGTCCCTTTTTAAATGGGTCCCCTTATTGTTTGACCATATACTACATGTATTTGTCATGCAAGTTATAGTGTAAAAGTTATTATTATATATATTTTCCCCCAAAAAAATTTAATAAAATTTTTTTAGTTTTAAAAAGTGATTGGTACCTCTATTGATTGTGATCAAGTGGGGGGGGGGTTGTGGCCCGTTCTCTTCCGGGTGTATAACCTCACGGGCCACGTTGGAGAAATTATTTTTTATTCTCTAAAGCATCAAATTTTTTTACAGAATCAAATTCCTTTTGACCAACTGTTTTAAAAATAACTTGTGCTTTTTCTCCCTTAGAGTTTTTTATATCTTTAACTTTAATACATAAACTTTTAACTGTTTTCAAAGCGTTTATGTATAACTTATCATTGGGCCTTTTGATGTTAAGGTCCTCATAATAAGTGATATGTTTTTTTAAAGACTGTTCAATGAAACTTATTTCATTAAAGTCTAGATTTTTTATTTCATATTTTTTTTTCATTTTTTTTCTCCGTTGTTATTTATGAATCCTTTATATCTTATCTAGATAAGATAAGCAAGACCCAATGTGTCCATTTTGGGTCTTGCTAGTTTAGAACGATTCTAAATCATCGCAATGATAAAAAGAATCGCAATGAATAAAAGAAGGTTAACCATTTACAAAACCTCCAGCGGCTGCCTTCTTAGCTGAGCCCTTAGCCAGTAAACCTACAACCACGCCTCGGGGATCTAAGAATCTTAAGTCATGCTTATCTCCATTAATGACTCTTCGATCATTCATGCTGCTACCGGATCTGATGGCCCATCTTTTAGGTAACTTGTCCTGGAATACCACAGCAACATTTGCGCCCATGTCCATGGCCTTGATGCATTCGTTTTGGTTGGACTCAGATGCAGAAAAAGTTATTTTATAATTTTTTAGATTATGATCCAGGTGATTTAATACCTTAGTATAATCATAAAAAATAACATCTGGATGGTCCTGAATCAGGCTACTGAATCGATGCCATGCCAGGTCACTTGTGCCATTCAGTCGGACGGCAAATTTAAAGCCTTGAGATCTTGCCCGTTTTTTTAGCTGGCCAATCTCCTGGCTGAGCTGCTCCAGAAACCTGTTCCGGTCCTTCCAGAATAAATTCGTTTTATTAATTCTGGCCTGCTGCACGCTGTTCATTTGACCCCGGCCCGATGTATTCAGGCAGAAGGCAATGCATTCTTTACTGGCCTTCGGGCAAACATTTTTGCCTGAAAGCTTATATGGCGCTAAATGTAAAATTGCGGTTTTGTAACCGTATCTTTCCCCTTTAGCCATTTTGGTTTGACTGTAGTAATTTAATAAAGGCATCAGTTACTACCTCCTGAATTTTTAACCAGATCAGGATGCTTATCCAAAACCTTAGCCAATGTTAGCAAACCATCAGCAGCCATTTTTTTCTGTTCCTTAGTAGCTGCAGGATTCACAAGCCGCTGGATCGATACGGCTACCATGTCCACAAATGTCACCTTCTGGGGACCTTTGTTTTTTATTTCATTTTCATCTATCATTTTTTACCTTCCGTTGTTTTTATCTTATTACGATAAGATCGTAACACCTGTCAACTAATTTTTTATTTTTTTATTCAGGCCCTGGAGCTGCAGGAGCTCCAGACTCTTTTATTTATATTTAAATTTTTTTTATTTTTTATAAAAAAGTTATAATAGTTTCGTTTCAAAAGTTCATGGCAAAGTTTTAGTTATAGACATGCGCGCTCATATGGACATAGCAAAGTTTTAGTTATAGACACGCGCGCCTAAAATCGCATAGCAAAGTTTTAGTTATAGAGGTTCAGTTTCAAAGTTGCATAGCAACTTTTTAGAAACACAAAACCCCCCGACGCCGAAGGCGTCGGGGGGTTTCATCAATCAAGCACCGAGAGGCGTGGTTCACGCTTCTCGGTCTTTTAAATTATTTTATTTTTCACAATGCCAACGCATACAATCAAAGTGCAAGTCCAACGTGCCGTTGTCGTCAATGCCCTCAGCTAAAATTTTCACGAACCTCGACCCACGTAACTCGAATAGTTTGAGACGTCGCAAAGAGACGTCTCTTTGCAAGATAAAAGAACGCCCACCATTTTTAAAATGATTGTTATGCCAGTTGATTTGAAACTTAGAAAGACCACAATTCTTGATATTATTAGATTTTAATTCTATCCAAATTGATTGACCATTTAACAACCAATAAACGTCAGGAATTCCGTTGATAGTATTACTTTCTATGCGAAAAATTTGACCTTTTAACTTTAGTTTTTTTATACGTTGCCACAATAAACTTTCACGTTTTTTCATAGCTTTTTATTAAGTCAAGAAACGACTTAACGCAAGTAAAAAAACAGAAACCAAATAGCAGTTAAAAACAAGATTGTATAGTACAAAGTATCGTTAAAATCAGATATTATTTCCATAAGAATAGCTGTTTATCTCTTTATCTTTATTATTTTTTTGTAGTTTTTTGATAAACTTGGCGATTTGTTCGCAAGTTATTATTGTCGTGACGTGACTTGCAGTATTTGAAGTTTCTTCAAACATCAAGTCCCTAGCTTTATCTGCTGAATTATTAACGTATTCAAGCACCTTATCTAAATCTGTTTTGGCCATATCTTAACCCGTCTATCCTTTCTTCGTGTTGTTGTTTTTCTACTTCTCTTTTTGCGTCTTGATAATCTTTATCACTATGAATAGATAAAAAACTTGCCCTAGACATAATTTTATAATCTCTCATAATTTCTTGCATGTGTGAACTATAATTTGCCATTGATTAACCTTTCTTTAGCATAGTCCAAAGTACAGAAACGACTATCATCTTTTGTTGAAAAATATGGCTCGTTAAACTCACTTCCATTAGTTTCGATCTTGTCTAGTGTCATAATATCAAAATCGCCTTTCGGCATATAAGAAGTTATGAATTTAATTTTGCCACCAATTAATTTTTTCATTTCTTGTAGTTTTTTGTATTGTTCCAATGTTCTCATTTTTTTGCCTTTCGTTGTTTAAGAAATCTTTCAACGTGCTGACCCTGTAAATGCACCTTTGAAAGAGGTTTTGGTTTAATTGCAACAAGCCCCTCATTTCGTTTAAGGGGCTTGATATTTCTGAGTAATTTAAAAATCATACTCTAGTTGTTTTTAAAGTTGTTGCTGTTGTTTCTGTTTTATACTGTTCGTATAAGTCAGAATTCTCAGACTTGAACCTTTTACTATCAAAGATACTTCTTAAAGTCTTTTGAACTTCAACCATAACCTTAGATTTTTTATGAGTGAAAAGTTTTTTATCTGTTTTCATCTTCTCTAAAATAAATGCTTTTCTTAGTTTATGCACCTTAGAGATTTGCTTTAAAATCTCGTCATCTTTAGAGTGTTCTAATACAATTTGAGCTAAAGTTTTAGCTTTAAATTGTTCTATTTGTTTTTGTTCCATACTATTCATTGACTACTCCTTTGTTAGATTTAATTATAGTTTTGAACATACTTACTTATATCTTATCTAAATGGGAAATGTAAAGAATTATTTTATTATTTAAGCGTTCAAAATGGGTCTGTAAGAAACCCATAATGAACACTTTTTAGAACATATTTAGAACTTACCAAGAACAAGAATAGACAACTTTATTTCCTTTGTCTAATTCTGTGAGTACCCAATCGCAAAATTCTAAATCTTGCTTTTGATAATGTTTAACACTTTCTTCTTGGAATTGATGACCCCAAAAAAAACCACCCTCACAAAAAGAAGAGTGATAACCTGATTTGATTTCTTGGCGTAATTCTTCAATAATTTTTTTATTAATTATTAATTCGTCAGTACCATTGAAATCTTCAGCATTTGGATTTTGTTCAAAGAATTTACCTTGCATAAACGTCTGAAGTCTAGAGTGTTTTCGCCAAACAAACCCGTCTCGCTGTGGTTTATAATCATCAGAATAAACTTTATCAAAGTCTATTTTTTTATTTCTTACATGTGCGTATTGATCTAAACCCATTATTCACCCCCTTGCGTAATTTTTAGAGTTTTTTCAGTAGGTATAGAAATAGCAATATTTGATTGTTTACAAATATTCTGCAAAGTTTTTAATACTTCGCTTCCTATCATATCACTATGCAAAACATCTTTAGCTTGCTCTCGCCATTGTTCAATATTTTGTAAATCTTTGGCTTTAGGTGAAGCATAAAACGCTTTTTCTACCTCTTGATGACAGTTTTCTTTTAGTCTTTTTTGTATTGTTTCATCAACGTTACAACTGCCGTCAATGTCTGAACACTCTAAATGGGGACAACTTCTATTCCATTTTCTAGTTTTTTCCCAACGTTCAAACTTTTTCTGAATTATTTCAAAAGCGTTAGAAACCTCTTGCCACAACTGATTTCTCTTTTTATCTCTTGAAAGAATAAACTCATTGTAAAGTTTTTGTGTTTCAACAAGTTTTTTAAGATTTTTTTCAATACCTAAAATTTTTAAAAACTTTGGATATTGTTTTTCTGTTTTCTCATCTATCTCATTGATAAACATACTTTCAATACTATGTTTTTTTTCATCAAATTTCTTTTCGATTTTATCGTTCCAGTAAATTCGATTATCTTTGCTTATTTGTTTTTGTGTCATTTTTTTTACCTTTTGTTGTTTAGTTTAAGGGTCAAACACATTTAAAGATTTTATATTTCCACTTAAGGATTGCTCATAGTGCTTAACCCAAAAAGCTATATATGGGATATGATAAGATATGTCAAATTAAAATAATTGAAATAAGAAATAAATTAGAACAAAGAATAAAACTAAGAGTAAATCGTCAAAAATTACATAGAGAAGTTTTAAGAAATTCATAACACTAGATATGGTATTTTAAAAAATTAAAACAACTAAATTTTTTTAATTTTAATTATATTTGAATTTGGAATTATTGTTGAGTTGCCGACTTCATCTATCTTTTTAGGGTCTTTTTCATTAATTGCATAATCACCAAATATTCTTGTAATTCCACCACTTTGAGAAAGTAAATGTCCCTTAGTAATACAAACAGCTAACTTTGCATTTTTCAAATCGTCTAAACTTATCCAACTAGGGTCACTAACAATATCGTGCCAACGACACTCAACCATAGGATATTTTTCTATGTCAATTTTTTTCTTTTTATTTATTTTAATTTTTCGTTTCATTTTTTCATAGTAAAGTTTTACAAATTTGGTTTCATATTTACATAGCAAAGTTTTACAAATCTGATTTCATATTTACATAGTAATCGTTTAGCCATATGGTTTCATTTTTTCATGGTAAAGTTTTACAAATCTACTTTTACTTTTACAAATCCAACACTTGTATTTATTCCTGGGTTATGTACTTCATGAAACACTGTCATAAAGTTTGACCAAGACTTAGTCCGAAGCAGTTTTTTCTGGCGTAACGTCAACGATATTTTTCGCTTCACCAATTTTCTGTTCGAGCTCGGATAAACGTTTCTCAAGCTGTTCACGAGACATACCCTCCAATCCTACATGTTTAACTTCTGATTTATTTACAAACATTTCTGCCATTTGACCAGATCTAAATTCAGCATTTACAGCAACACCAAGCTGTCCTTTGTTTTCTGCTTTTTTAGATAAGTCATCAAATCTTTTATATTTTCTTAATTTATCTTTTTCGTAAATCTGTAATTCTTTTTGCAGCCTTCTTTCCAAGTATCTACATACATGAGGATTCAAATCAGGATTTGTTAATCTGGAAGCTATCTCCATTGGACCATATTCCTTTTTAGATTCATAACCAGCTTGTTTAGCAGCTTCAACCTTAGATATCTGGCCCCAATTCTCTACCAGTATATCTACAAAAGCTTTTTGCTTTTTAGTTAATTCAGTCCAGGATTTTAATTCATTTCTCTTTTTAGGCATCTTGACCTATTTATAACACAGAATTCCATTTCCCTATATACCCCAAAAGTAGGAAAAAAATTTCAAAAAATAAAAAATTTAGTGTGAGGATCAAGATTTTTCCTAGTTTTCTGGGAATTTTCCTAGTTTTTTCCTAGTTGTTTTTGACCTAGAAGTGTTGATTTTACTGACTTTTTCCTAGTTTCCTAGTTTTTTGGCCCTATAGAGATTTTTTTTTAAAATTTTTTTTTCTATTGAGTGGGTATATAGGAAACGCTGAATTGTGGCAGAACCGTGACCCGTGGTCCTTCAATACCCACTGCCTGACCTCGGTTCTCGGGCCTTTTTAAAAGGACACTATAGATGAATACTAGCTCATCAATTAAGTGCCACCTATGGCTATATAAAGCCTCACCTACAATCGTAGGTGGTACATTAAATAACTCTAACGAAAGGATAAAAAAATGTACTTAAGTCAAAAATCAACTACTATAGAAACAGCAAACGAAATACTTAATTTCTTTTTGCTATTCTCATATAGAGCTAAAATCGATGGTAATAGAACTCACCATCTTACAGCAGGACATATGGCTGTAATATTAGCGATACCGGAAAGCTTTGAAAATGGACAACATTTAGTTTCAGAGTTTAGCGCATCAAGGATCTATAGAACGATGCGTAACAAAGGGTTAAAAGATAAATTCCCTTCCGTTAAAAAGAACATGAACGAATTAGTTAGATTAGGTTATCTAGCTAAAAATGAGGGTTTATATTCATACAGCGTTACTTGTATCAAACAAGATATAGACTAAAAATGTACGTATAATACACGGTTTTGGGGGTATTGAACCTCTAGTTTAGAATCGTTATAATATATGCACATTTGTTTTCGTTCCTTTCTAAAAAAGCCTGGGTTATCATAATCCAGGCTTTTTTTATTTGATTAATTCCTTTTTATTTAGTAAGATTTGCCCATGTCTTTAATAGAGACATCTTCGTTGTTTAGTATTAGCGTGGGTTTGTCATCTTCATCCCACGCTAATTTTTCATTTAGTCCTAGGAAGATTCCACCGTGACTAGTCTTGTTCCTCGTTATCTTCTACTTCCTCAACTTCATCTTCCTCGTTTTGCACTTCTAAAATCTCTTCAAGTCTAGCTACTCTCTCTTCTAATTTTTCGATAAGCTCGTCTTGTTGTTCGATTTTATTTTTATTTTCTTCTTCGTTATTAAACATAGTTACTCCTTCGTTGAGCAAATTTTAATAACCTAATGCAATGGGATCAAGCTGTGACTGAAATAAATAAAGTAGTAACTACAACCATTCTAGCTTCCATTACTTTTTTTCTGGCTTCTTCAACTTTACTTCTAAGATATTTTCTAGACTCTTTATCCTTGGCTGATTTTAATTTTTGAAACATCTTGGTATAATCATTCCAACGTAAATGCTTCTCTAAAAATATAATTGATTTATTATTAAGCGCTTTTTTATATTGAGCTCTTACTTCATCTGGGTCCCAGGCTGCCCACCAACAGATCTGATTAAAATCTTCATCACCACTTAATATCCAATTGTGCGCATCAAATTTATATACACTTGTCTTACGATCTGCTGCCGTGGCCCTTGCATCTTCCACAGCATTTAAAATAACATATCTCCAAAGCTTCTGCTCAGGTAATTGATGATTATCTTTTATGAGATCACTTGCAATATTAGTGCCCATAAGTTTTAACAGCTCTGGTGAGTAAATCACGATGGTACTTCTCCTGCTTTGATTTTCTATGAGAGGCGACCTCGTAATTAATATGGAGATCCGATAACAATGTGGTTTTCTCAGCGCCGGTTAATTTATAATCCACTATGAAGGCTTGAAGGGTTTGAAACTCTGTATCTACTTTTTTCATAATTGTATTATACATCACTTTTCTTTCCACCCTTGATAACCTTAAACGGAAGCACATTTGTCTCGGGTTCCTTATCATTACTATGAATTAAATATATATCTAACGCATCGTGGTGAAATCTAAAATCAATACCTTCAGCGTCATAACCATAATTAACGCCAGCCAA